TTAAATCCTCCTTTTTACTTTCCCAGGAGATATCTTTTTATTACTACCGACAAGATTTATTTCGAATGTTTTATTATTACTATACCACTCAATATTAGTTACTAAGCCCTTTATCAAAGTTCTTTTTTGCTCAATATTTACAAAGTCGTAAAATTTTTTAAAGTTTAATAATTTCTCCTTAATGTCATTAATAAATACATCTTCTTCATCTTTTAGTATTGCAATAGAGTCAAGTTCTCTTAATCTTAACTCTAGTGTATCTGTTTCTTTTTTTAATCTATCTAATTCATCTTTAAGTAAATTTAAGATGTCTGTATCATCAATTAATGCAAATTTTTTTATTATTCCTTGAAGAATTTTTTTATTCTCTTTAATTTTCTTTTTTAAATTTATTGCCTCATCTTGGTCATATCTCAGTGTATTTTTTTTATTTTCACGATAAACTGTTTTAAATTCTTCTATATCTAACTGTTTTAAATATTTAGGAATATATTCTTCTGCTTTATAGGCATTTAGCATTTTATTAGAACACCTGTTGCTTGCTCTGTTTTTTAAATTGCATCTATAATATCTTTCCATAAAATTAATCTTTTTATTAAAATGACTCCAAGAACTCATACCGGATTTACATTCTCCACATATTAACATACCAGATAATAAAAATTTTTCACCAGTCCCAGATCTAGGAGAAATTTTATTTTTATTTTCTTTTATTATGCTTTGGCACTTTAACCATACGCTAGAGGAAATTATTCCATTATGTTTTCCTATAGCTATTATCCATTCACTAATAGCTTTTTCTTTTTTTCCACCTTCTCTTTTATTATAAACCATTAATCCATGTGTGCTATCAGGAGTACCATGTAAAGTTGCCCCTTGGCTTTTAAACCATTTAAATATTTTATCATCAGATATGCAATATACAGGGTTTGTAATTATTTGTCTGACAGTTTCTCTAGAAAATTCACCACCATTTTTACCTTTGTAGTTATTTTTACATAGATATGTCGCAACAGAAGAAAAACCTCTTTTTTCTAAATATAGTTTATAAATTAATTTAACTATATTTATTTCATCTTTAACTACTTTTAGCTTATACATCTTTTTGTTTTTGCCATCTTCATTAGAATATTCCATCTGTTCAGATTTGTAGCCTAATGGAGAAGTACCACCCAACCAACGACCAGTTTTAGCTAGTTCAATCATATTATCTTTAATTCTTTCTGCAATGGTTTCTCTCTCTAATTGAGCAAAAACCGCAGCAATATTCATCATTGCACGCCCCATAGGTGTACTAGTATCGAATTGCTCTTTTATGCTTATAAAGTCTATGTTGTGTTTTTGTAATTCCTCTATAGTATTTGAAAAGTCAGCTACATTTCTACTTATACGATCTAATCTATAACAAATGAGAATATTAATTTTTTTATTTTTAGCATCTTTTATCATTTTTTTGAATTCAGGTCTATTAGTATCTTTACCACTGAAGCCTTCATCTTCATATATTTCTATATGTTTTAACTCTTTAAAATTCCTTTTTAAATATTCCTTGCACATCTCTATTTGATTTTCTACAGATTCACCTTTTTCAGTGAATTTTGATTTTCTACTATATATAGCAGCAATCATTTATAATTCTCCTTTCGTACTTTAAAGGTTAATTATTTTTCTTTTTTAGTTTCAAAGCTATTTCTGCCTTTATAGCGTTTAATATCATGTTTTCCGTTGCACTATCGATATTATTAGCATCTTGGATGATATCTTCTTCAATTAATCTGTCTAAAAAGTTATCGATTAAACTTTCTGTTTTGGTGATTTCTTCAATATCATTTCCATATAAGTAATCTATACTAACCTCAAAAAAATTTGCGATTTTTTGTATAGTTTCTTTGTTCCCTTTGCGTTTGCCACTCTCAATCATTCCTACGGTTGACGAGGATAATCCTAATTTTTTAGCTAAATCTTTTTGAGATAATTTAGCTTCGTTTCTTAATTCTTTTAATCTTTCACCTAAATTGCTCATTTTAACGCTCCTTTCTCAAATATTATATCACAATATGTGAGTAAATCAATAGGAATGTGAGAAAATAAAAGTAAAATGTATTAATCGTGTGATTTAAGAACATACTTTCGTTAAATTGCTAAAAATTAGTAATTTAATTGGAATATAAATGAATTTAAAGTTTTAATTAACTCACGATACGTGATATTATAATCACAGGAGGTGAGCGAATGACTTTTAAACAGCTAAGGGAGAGAACTAATTTAACAGTTAAAGAAAGCTCTAAAAAACTAGGAATTAAACCAGGCACACTAAACAAATATGAGGTAGCGATAAGACATCCAAGCCAACTTGTAATGATGAAAATGGTACAGGCTTATAAGTGCACTCACGCAGATGTGATGATGGCTTATAAAGAAAATTTAGAAAGTGCGGTGAGAAAATTTGGAAAAACAAATCCATAATCTTTTAAAACAATTCAAAGAAAAAGAAAAAGAGGAAATTTTGAATTGTGTTGTAAATAAACTTCACATTTTAAAAACTAGTACAAGCATCAATTCATACAATATAGTAAGCACTAAAAAAGAAGTGAATAAAAATGGATTTTAAGGTTATTGTAAATTATCCTACAACTCAAGAGGGGAAAAAGGAATTAGAAAAAAGCCAGGCAGAATCAGTATTAAATGTTCTAAATCAAATCTTAACCCCAGAGCAACTAGAAAAATTAATATCTAGATTGTAAGGATATTGACTTAGATGTAAAGTGATTAACTTCAAATTTTATAGGAGGTAAAAGCATGGAAAAGGTAATTTTAAACATAGAAGATGGACAACCTGTGGCAAAAAAAATACAACCAGTAGAAATTAAAGGTCAAAGAGTTTTAACAACAGAGCAACTTGGAGAAGTTTACGAGGTTGAAGAAGTTAGAATAAGACAGGGATTTTCTAGAAACCAAGATAAATTTCAAGAGGGTAAACATTATTTTAAATTACAAGGTGAAGAACTTAAACAATTTAAAAGAGAGTATCTTAAAGATACTTCGTTAAAATTAAACTCTTTAATGTTGTGGACAGAAAGAGGAGCAAACCGCCATTGCAAAATCCTTGATACTGACAAGGCGTGGGAGCAGTTCGACAACTTAGAGGAAACTTACTTTAGAGTTAAAGAAAAGAATTTGCCACCTATGAGTATAGAGGATATTTTAATAGAAAATTTACAACAAATGAAAGATGTAAAGCAACAACTTAATCAAGTAAATTACACTGCTTTAGAAGCTAAGCATGCATCAGAAGAAAATAAAGAAAAACTTGAGGAATTCCCTTTATTTACTATAGATAGTAAGGAATTAAGTAAAGTAGTTAGCAAAATTGCAATTAAATGTTTAGGTGGTAAGGGTACTCCAGCATATAAGGAATTAAATAGAAAAGTATTCTCAGACATATACAAACAAGTTTGGAGAGAATTTGATGTAACAAGTTGTGCAGCAATAAAAAGAAAATATTTAGAAGATGCCAAGAAATTTATAAGTGAATATAAATTACCAAGAGCATTAGCAAATGAAATTGAAATATTAAATAATCAAGTAAGTTTTTAGGAGGGAATAAGAATGAATAAAAAACAAATAGATGTAATTTTAAAAGGAAGTATGGAAATGGATATCCTTACAGAGGAAGAAATAAAAATAGCTCTAAAATTACTAAATGACTTGGAAGGTACCTTAGTAATTAGAGCTACTTCAATACTAGAGTTCTGTTTAAAAGCTATTCAATATAGCAAAATTACCAATTAAGATTAGAAAGTATTTTGGCATTTTCTTCTGCTAGTTTAGTGTTTTGATCTTCTATAACCTTTGAAATTTTTTCAGATGTCTCTTGATAATATTTAAGTAATTCTTCTGGAGATTTACTTTTAAAATCAAAAGTTTCAAAGACATATTTTTTAGAAAGTTCAAAAATTAGTTGTTTTTGAGATTCATCCATAATTTAACCCCCTTTCAAGAAGATTTTACCACAAAGGGGACAAGCAGTAAAAGGAGGTAATTTAAATGAGTAAAAAAATAAAAACAACAGATTTAAATTTAAATGTTTCTACAGGAACAATGCTTTATGTGGATATAGATATTTTTAGGTTCTCATACGATCAAGAAATATTTAATTTAACTATTAAAATACTCGATGGAGAGAATTATGAATTTTTCGAAGAAGTTGATTTACCAGAAGATGAGGTCATTGTAGATCATAATGATTTAAAAAGAATTGCTTTGAATTGGATATTTCAAAATGTTGAGGTGGTAAAGGAGATTTAAAATGTTGAGAAAGTTATTAAAAGAAAGGGGAATCAATTTAACAAAAGAAGAATTTGCAATAGTTGCTGAAATTACAACAGATGATATTAAGTTTAATAGAGTTAGCTTTAGAAAGTGTACAAGCTTAGATTATGTATTATATATTGCAATAAGAAGTGCAAGTATTTTTAAAAGATGTGCATAGAAAGAAGGTAATTATGACAGGTAAAGAGAGGTATATAAAAAACGTAAAAGCTATGGGCATAGAAAAGTTTACTAGATTATGTGTAGATCAGTTTAATTGTCCATCACATATTGATTTTGAATTATGTAAGTATATTGATAGTTCCAGTAGTTGTTTTGAGTGTTGGAAAAATTATATAGAGAAAAAAATAGCTCCCTGCCAGGAGCCGAACGATTAAATTAACATTCTAAAAATAGTATATGAAAGATTGGAGGATTTGTAAAGATGAAACAAGCTGTAATAGCGCTATTAACAATAACTATAAATAGATATTCTGAAATTGATGCACACATATTATCACAGAAAGATGTTATCAACGATTTAACTAATATTTTAGATTATATAGAAGATTTTAAAGAAAAGAGCATAGAACAATCTATAACTAGCAATGCTTTAGAAATAATGCGATTAAAAAAATATATAAAAGAGCTTGAAGATGAAAATAAAAGGCTAAAAGAGGGTAGAATTTATGTCTAAAAAATATTATTGGCTTAAATTACAAGATAATTTCTTTGATAGAGAAGAAATTAAGATAGTTGAAAATATGCCAAATGGTAAGGAGTATATAATTTTTTATATGAAATTATTACTTAAGAGCATTAAAACGGAAGGTAAATTGAAGTTTAGAGAAATTATACCCTATACCCCTGAGATGTTAAGTCATGTAACTGGAACAAACATAGATACAGTTATAAATGCAATAGATTTATTTTCAAGGTTACAGCTAATGGAGAAATGGGATGATGGGACCTTATTTATGGCTGAAACAAAAAATATGATAGGTAGTGAAAGCAAATGGGCGGAAATAAAGAGAAAACAAAGAAATGCTAAAAAAGAATTAAAGCCACCGTTGGACAATGTCCTTTCTTTGTCCGCAGAATGTCCGACAGAGATAGATATAGAGAAAGAAATAGATAAAGATATAGATATAGAGTTAGATAAAGATATAGATAAAGATAATATAAGAATAAATTGGAAAAATATTTTAACAGCTTGGAATAACTTACCTAAGCCTATAAAGCCTATAAGAAGTGTAACCAAACAAAGAAAAGATAAAATAAAAGCTAGAATTAATAGCTTAAAGTTAAAGGAAGCAGATGTTTTAAAAGCTATAGAAAATATAAAAAACAGTAGATTTTGTCAAGGTCAAAATGATAGGAATTGGATTATAGAGTTTGATTGGTTATTCCAAGATGATACAAGATTTACAAAAGTATTTGAAAACAAATATGTAGATAAGGAGGGCAAGCATGGATATACAGAAAATAATAAAGGAAATAAGGAGCAATACGACTTCTCAAAATATTAATTATAATTGCCCTATTTGTAGAGATACAACATGGATAGAAAATGAAGAAGGCTTTAAAAGATGTGAATGTTATAAAAAAGAAAGATTAAACAGAATGTGGAAAGCCTTTGGAGTTAATCCCGAAGATGTAAAAAATATAAGTGAATACAAAGCGTATGATGAAAAAACAAAATTAGCAAAGGAAAAAGCTGAAACATATATAAAAAACTTTTCTCAGATCCAGAATACACAAGAAAATAGTTTCGGATTATTTGGACAACCAGGGGCAGGAAAAAGTCATATTGTAATAGCTATAGGTGCAACATTATTAAATAATGGGGTACAAACTGTATATATGCCTTATCTTGAAGCTACAAGAGAGCTTAAAGCAAATGTAAATGATGATGAATACTATTTAAGACTTTCAGATAGATACAAAAAAGCGGAGCTGCTTATCATTGATGATTTATTCAAAGATAAGATAAGAAATGGAAAGTTAATACAAGGTACATGCATAACAGAAGCTGATATGAAACACGTATATCCAGTTCTTAATTATAGATATTTTAATAAATTACCTATACTTTTCAGTAGCGAATGTACACCAGAAATATTAGTAGAACTTGATGGAGCATTAGCAGGCAGAATTATAGAAACATGTGAACCGTATATGAGCATTTTTAGGGATAAACGATACAACTACAGAATGAGAAAATTTGTTTAGAGGAGGATAGATAATTATGCTAAATAAAGAGCAAATAGAAAATTGTATAAAAATAGTGGATTCCTATAATAATGAAGAACTACAAAGTTTCGTAGCTATAGAAGAATTAGCAGAGTTACAACAAGCTATTAGTAAATATCAAAGAGAGCCAACTATATTCAATATAGACAATATAGCTGAAGAAATGGCAGACGTTTATATAGTGTTAGAAGAATTAAAGTGTTTATTTTCTATATATAATGATGAAATAGAAAAACAAATAGATTATAAGTTAGATAGAGAACTAAAAAGAATTAAATGTAGAGAATTATCAAAACAATAAATTATAAAAAGTTCGTAATTTGAAATAATTACGCACTTTAAAGGGAGGAGAAAAAAATTGAAAGAAAAACTTACAAAAGTTTGGCAACTATGTGAAACTAAACAGTTAGCTGAGATGTTTGAGAAATATATGAAAAGTATCGGAGTAAGAAAATATGATGGAAGAAGAAAAGATAATAACAATACTTATATGACAGATGGTAACTGTACTAGATGGAATAGGGTTCAATGTTATTATCATAAGGATTCAGTTAAATATTCAAAGGAAAATCTTGTAATTGTGCTAAGGAAAAGAGCTGGAAACTATTTTATTATTGAGAGAAAAGGAATAAGAGCTTTTGAAGTTGATCATAGCGGTATAAGTTGCTATGAAGAAAATCTATTAAATGAAATTATGAAAGAACATAAGCCTTTATTCGATTCACTAATAAAATTAGTTGGTTAGTCACAATACAAAGATTTTGTGAAGGAGTGAATGAAGATGATGAAAGCAACACCAAAATTTGATAAAGAATTTGAGAAATGGGTAATTGATATTGAAACAGAGGATGGAGAAGTAATTCCAGTAGGGCATACAATAGAAGAGTCTATCGGGTTATTTGAAATATGTAAATGGGACAGTGAAGAACAAGCAGAAGATTGGATTAAAGCAAGACCAGAAAAATTCTATATTTAAAGGAGAATAGCAAATGGTAGATGTAAAAGCTTTAAAAATGTGGAGTATAAGTATATCAATGCTAGGTGGAAAATCACCAAAAATAAAATATTTATGTGGAAAGTGTGGATCATATAATACGACTAGAATATCACTAGATGCAGTAAATGCAGGAAACCCTTATGTAGTATGTGCATATTGTGGGGAAATCAATAATACTAAACTAACATTAGGATAGTTGATAATTTAAAAGGAGTGAAATATATGGAATATATAAAAGAAGTCAATATAAATGAGGCGATTGTCCATATACTAGACAATAACAGTGAGGAACCAGTATTAAATGAATATAAATTAAGATTGGATGATGAATGTTATAAATATATATTAAAACATATAGATAAATGCCTAAAAGATGAATGTCTAAGGTATGCAAAATTCAATGAAGAGAAAAATGTAGTAAAAGAAGTTTCACAAGAATATTTAAATGGCCAGAATGATTTATTAGATGTTTCTAAGGAACTGGCTAAACAACTTTTTATATTGATGAAAGGCAATGATAATATATCTTCTTGTGATTTAATGATAGTTTCTATATCAACAGAATATGGCCCAATGTTAGCCATATTAAAAATGGATTATGTTAAAAATTATATTCATGTAGTGGATATGGTAGAGGATAAAGTAGGTATAGATATAGTGCCAGAGTTTACAGGATTACCTGCCAGTGCTCAAAAGATAGAAAAGTGTGCATTTATAAAGCCTATAAGAGAAGATCAAGAATTTAATTTGATGGTTATAGATAAGCAGAAAAAAAATAAAACTAGCGAGGAATATGGATCAAATTATTTTATAAATAAATATCTAGGGTGCAGCATAATAGAAAATGAAAGGGATTCTACAAAAGCATTTGTACAAGCTACGGAAAAGTGGTCTAAAATCAATTTGAATGAAGATGCAGCAACATCAGAAAAAATAATAAGAACAGTAGGAAAACTATTAAAAGAAAAAGATACTATAGACATAGAAGAAGTTTCTAATGATATATTTGGCGAAAATTCAGATGCTAAATTAAATTACGAAGGATTTATCGCAGAACAGGGTATAAAAGAAAAAATAGATGTAGACAAAGAATGGGTAGATAAGAAATTTAAAAGAATAAGATTAAAGATAGATAGAGACATAGATTTGTATATAGATAAAGAATCCTATCATGATGATTCAAGGTTTGAGGTAAAAAGAGTAGGGGATGGATCAGTAAATATAGTAATTAAAAATGTTTATAATTATATGCAAAAGATAAGTGGAAAATAATAATATAAATTAAAACTAAATAGGTGTAAGGACTAAAATGTATATTCTTGCACCTTAACTGTATTAGTATATTAGAACTGTATAACATTAAGAAGGGGTGTTATAAGTGGCTAAAAAACAAGAAAATGTCTTGATTGATGGACAGGTAAGTATTTGGGAAATAAATAAGACAATTAAGAAAGGCAATGATAAACCAGTTATAAAATTAGAAAATAAAGAAATAAAAATAGACAATATGGATCAAACAAAAATAATAGCAAAATATAAAACATATGAGAATCTAAATAGAATAATAGGATATGTTGGTGGAGCTTTAGGGATAGAAGTTAAATATAAAGATAGATTTGAAACAATTTATGTTAATAAGAATGGGTTAGAAGAATTTGTAATTAAGAAGAAATCAAGTGTTCTGCCTTGGGATAAGATTATTTATTTCAGAGAAGATTTAGAAATAAATAACATACAGAAAGAAAAAATAAAGAAAATAAAAGGACAGGCACTAAAAAGACCAGGAGACGAAAATATAATTTTTAATCAAGGCAATAAAGTAATAAGTGTCATAGAAAATGGTTGGATATTGGAATATGAAAACATAAAGATAGCAGATCTAGAAAAGTATAAAAAATTAAATGCAAATCAAGATTCAAGAAAAAAATTAGAATTAGGTAATATAGTCGAAACAGAATATAAAAATGAAATTATACAAGGCGAAGTAGTTCATATTTATAACAACGGACACACTTGTAACATAATTGAGAGAAATAGATATATACCTATTCCAGTATGCGGGATTAAAAGAGTAGTAGTTTAGATTATATAAATCGCAAAGAATAAAAAAATAAATTAAAAGGGAGAATTACTATGGTTAAAATGAGGGGAAAAGTAAAAGTAATTATATTACCGTATAAAGATTTTAAGCATAGAATTAGGCTTACTAAGTATTATGAAAAAGATTATAGTATAGAAAACATGAATGGTTATTTATATATGGTTAGGAGGAACAAACGTGTTTAAGAGAGGAGAGTATTCAATCAAAGAGGAAAACTTCATAAAAGGTAATTATTTAAAAATGAGCAATAAACAGCTTGCTAAAGAATTAAATAGAAATATTCAATCTATTAGTAATAAATTAATATCCTTAGGTTTATATAGATTTGATTTTAATAAAAAATTATCAATATCCACTCCAGATGAAGGGACCATTAAAATAAAAAATAAGTTTAAAGTTGATAAAGAACAAGCAAAATTAATTTATAAAAACTGGAGAAAAAATTATATAAAAAGTAGGGTGATATAAAATGCTAGAAACTATATTGGGAACTATAGCTATAGTTAGTGTGACTATGTTAATCGCAATTAGAAAAGTTAAGAAAGATAAGAATGTTTTATGTAATTACAATTGTGAAAATTGTAAAGAGCAAGATGTGTGTTGTATAAAAAAGGAGGGTAAGAATGAAAGAAACCTATAAAAATTTATTAGAGCTAATTAAAATAAATGAAAACATAAAGCATAATTGTGAAAGCAATTTAAGATTAATAGAGAGATTCTTATTAAAACAAGGGCCAAAAGGGTTTTCTAGCGGTACAAGTTATTTAGATGCTGATTGTATTCACGGGAGCAAAGGGGAAATGCATGTAGAAGACTATGGGAAACTAATGAATGAGTGCGAAAAACTTACAAATATGATTTTTTTACAAGATAGTATTTTGAAAGGACTTTATGAAACCAAAAAAAACATAGATGAAAAATTAAAGAATCTAGAGGGGATTAAGTATGACGTAGCTTATCTGAAGTTAGTTGAAGGATATAGTATACATGCTATAGCCAGAAAGCTAAACATAAGTGAGAGTTATGCAATGAAAATAAGTGCTAAAATATAAGAGTGTAGTTTTTGTGAAGTTTTATTATGAAAAAGTGTGTTAAGATAGTAGTATAGAAAAAGCAGGGACTTATCGTACAAGGCAACTGCGAAAATAAAAAAATAAACATATTGTGTATGTACTAAAAGCACTTAAGGTAAATTAAAACCTTAGGTGCTTTTTATTTATGAAAGGATGTGAGGATGTGCTAAGTATGTATACAAGTTATATATGTTGTATTTGTAAAAAAGAATTTGTTTTATTAAGTGAAGATGTAGAGAATATAAAAGGATACTTAGTATGTCCTTATTGTTCAAGCAGAAAAATTAAAAAGCAAAAAATAACAGATAACTTAAAGGAATGTATGCAAGAGAAAGCTTACAAAAGAGTACATGGAGCAATAAGGCAGGTGACAAAATGAATTTTGTTGAGCCAATCCGAGATGTACAAAAAGTAAGAGATATCCAGGAATACTTAAAGCGTACTAATGAAAGAAATTACATTTTATTTATTACAGGAATTTATACTGGATTAAGAATATCTGATATATTAAGACTTAAAGTTCAAGATGTTAAGGGTAAAAGGTTTATATACTTAAGGGAGAAAAAAACATCTAAGCAAAATATAATAGAGATTAATAAGCTTTTAGAGAAAGAATACAAGTGGTACTGCTCAGATAAAGAACTGGATGAATACTTAGTTAGAAGTAGAGAAGGAGTTAACAAACCACTATCGAGGGTAAGAGCTTATGAAATAATTAAGAATGTTGGAAAAGATTTTGGAATAGAGAACCTAGGGACACATACATTAAGAAAAACTTTTGGGTATCATTATTATAAACAAAGAAAGGATATAGGAACTCTCATGAAAATGTTTAATCACAGTTCTCCGTCAATAACATTGAGGTACATTGGGATAATTCAAGATGAAATGAATAAAGCCAGAAGAAACTTTACTATCTAAATCTTTTTTTAAAACAGTAAAGTTTAACATAATGAGCCTGTGTTAAATTGATTTTTACTAAATTGCATTAAAGTATTGAAAAATAAATGCTTAAGGTAACTAAGAAGAGTTTAACAGAATATTAGATATGTTTGACTTAGAAAGGAGATTAGTTATGGAAACTTATTGTGATAAAGGATGCAGGAAGAAGTTTGAAATAAAAGAAATTAAAGAAAGAAAACTTAAAGATGGAATAATAGAAACTTATTTTAAATGCCCTAAGTGCGGTAAGAAATATGTTTGTTTTTATACAGATAAAGCTATAAGGCAATTACAGGCACAGTTAAGGAGTAAGTGGGGTAAAGCTACTAGGGAAAAGATAGAAGAGCTACAGGCAAAGGTTAAAGTTAAGATGGATAATTTAAAAAGTAAGATGTTAGGCACTCAATAGGGTGTCTTTTTTAATAGTATAAGGAGGTTGTTGTAATGTTAGATTATAGAATAATAACTAAAGAAGAATATAAAAAGATAAGATTAAATAGTGTTAGTGCTTCAAGTATATGTGGGGGAATGATTAAAGAAATAGATAAGAATTGGGATAGGCTAAGGGAAGGGTATAACTTTGTTATAGCAGCAGGCATAGAAGGTGATGGTATGTTTTATAGTGTAGAGTATTTCAATGAACATATATTGAATGGTAAAGATAACTTAAAGGCTTTGACTTTAAAACTAAAACTAGATACAACAGAGTTTAAGGACAAATTAAATAAAACAGAAGAGCAATTAACAAGAATAAAAGATCTAAAGGATATGTTAGGATTTGATAAAGCTTTAAATGAAGTTAAGAACATAACAATAAATAATAATATAGATATAAAAGATATAATGAAGAGGTGTGTGGAAGCAGTAATGAGCATGGAGCCTTTACAGTAATGGCACAACGTAGTCTAAGACCATGCAAGCAACGTTGGTGTAAGAACCTAACAAGAGATACAACAGGTTACTGCGAAGAACATATACACATAGCAGAAGAGAGACAACAACAAAGAAATAAACAGTACGATAGGAATATAAGACATAACAAGGATGGGAAATATACTAAGTTTTATCATGGTAAGGAATGGGGAAGCTTAAGAGAATATCTTCTAACACTATATAATGGGATAGATATATATTCTTACTATATAGATAATAAAATAGTCGTTGCTAATACAATACATCATATAGAAGAGATAAAAGATAATTGGGATAAAAGGTTAGATGTAGACAACCTATTTCCTTTATCAGATGTTACACATAATAAGATACACAGTCTCTATAGTAAGGATAAGAAGGAAACCCAAAGACTCCTTGTAGAGCTACTAGAAAGATTTAGAAAACAATTTGGTATATCCCCCCTCCCTTAGAGAATTTAGCGCAACTCTAAAAGACCGAGGGGGTAGATTCCCTCACAAAAAATTCCCTAAATGAAATTTTCAAAAAATAAGAATTATGCTATATGTGTGGTGGTGGAATAGGTAGACATAGGTATCTCTTAACGCGGTCGGCTCGACAGTGAAGCACAGACATGAGTTGAAGCAGCTGTCATGTAAGGTGCAAATCCTTACCCATATTATATTAGCATGTAGAGCAGGTAATTAACTATTCATTTAAAATAAATAGGGAGGTGAGAAGGATAGCAAGGCCAAGGCAACCTACCGATTTACTTTTAGTAAAAGGTAAAAAACATTTAACTAAAGCTGAAATAGAAGATAGAAAAAGCAAAGAAGTTAAAGCTCCAAGTGATAAGGTCAAAGCACCTTCTTACTTGCCAGCTGATTTAAAAAAAGAATTTAATAAGATAGCCAAGGAACTAAAAGAGATTGGTATTATTACTAATCTTGATATAGATGCCTTGGCTCGTTTTATTATAGCAAAGAAAATGTATTTAGAGCTTACTAAACAGATACTTGAAAAACCAGAATTGATGATAGTGGATAAAGACATAGTAACAACACAGGATAAATTATTTAAACAATGCAGAGTGTCTGCAAGTGATTTGGGATTAACTATAAGTAGTAGGTGCAAGTTAGTTGTGCCTAAAAAAGAGGACAAGAAGGAGCTAACAGAAGAGGAAAAACTTTTCGGTGGTAAAGTGTGAGTGAGTTTGCTCAACTATTTACTAGAATTTATAATTATTCTTTAGATATTGTAGAGAAAAAAATAAAAGCTTGTAAAAAACATAGGCAAGCTTGCCAAAGGTTCCTGGATGATTTAGAAAAAAGTAAAGAGGACGATTATCCTTTTTATTTTGATTATGAGGAACTTTATAACTTTTTTAAATGGTCTGGTATGTTTAAACATAGAGTTGGAATTCTTAAAGGTCAAAATATTGATCTTGTAGATTTTCAACTCTTTTTAATTGGGAACATATTTTGTTGGAAAGAGAAAGAAACAGGCTATAGAAGGTTTAGAAAAGTATATATTCAGCTTGCTAGAAAAAATGCAAAATCTCAATTGTTAGCATTAATAACTAGTTATGAGTGTTTCTTATCTGATGAACAACAGGAATGTTATATAAGTGGTTGGACTAAAAAACAATCTAAGATAGTTTACAAAGAAATGAAATTCCAACTAGAGGGTAATGACTTTTTAAAAGGTAAATGGAAAGAAAGTTATGGGGTTATTACACACTTAAGGAGTGGTTCTATTATAGAACCTTTATCCAAGGAAGCTAAAAATAATGGTGACGGCGATAACCCAAGCTTGGGAATATGTGACGAATATCATCAACATAAAACAGATGAAATATATGAATCTATTCTTTCTGGTATGGGCGCTAGAACAGAGCCACTTATGGTTATTATAACTACTGCAGGAGTGGATTTAAATAGTCCTTGTTATAAGGAATATCAATATGTTAGTAAAATACTTGATCCTAACTTAAAAGATATTACGAATGATGAATATTTTGTAATGATTTGTGAACTAGATTCTAAAGATGATATAAAAGATGAAAGTAATTGGATTAAAGCAAATCCTATTTTAGCCACATATCCTTTAGGTTTAAGAAAAATAAGAAGTGAATTAAAAGCAGCGCTTGATGCTCCTGAAAAGATGACTAAGTTTAAAACTAAGTATATGGATATTTGGGTAAATGCTAGAGAAAATGGCTACATGAACATGACAAAGTGGTCTGAATGTGAAAATAACAAATTATCTTTAGCAGATTTTGAAGGTGAGGAGTGTGTTGGAGGCTTAGACTTATCAACTAAGCTTGATTTGACTTCTATAGCTTTTGAATTTAAAAGGAATGGCAAATATTATCCATTTCAGCACTCTTTTATACCACAGGAAGCCTATGATAGAAGATTAAACGAAGGTAAATATCCTTTTGATTTATGGAAAGAGCAAGGATATTTAACTGTAACACCAGGAGCAGTAATAGACTATGCTTTTGTTAAACAATGGATACAAGAACAGGAACAAAAATATAATTTAAAAATAAAAGAGATAGGATATGACCCATACAATGCTACACAGTTTGTACAGGAAATGGAGCAGGAAGGTTATGTTATGGTTGAAGTTAGACAAGGACCATTTACATTAAATGAACCAACCAAGGATCTCAGAGATCAAGTGTATGATAAAAAGTTAGAACATAGTGGAGATGGACTTTTAGCATGGGCTATAGGTAATGCAGTTACCAAACAAAATGCACAAGAATTTATAATGTTAGATAAGGCAAAGTCTAGTGAAAAAATAGATCCTGCAGCTGCAGTAATAAATGCACATGTAAGAGGTATGATAGTACTAGATGATGGGGCAGGAGATATATTTTATAGTCCAGATATATAGAGAGGGGGCGGAAAATTGGGAATATGGAATAAGATAAAGAATTTTATTAAAGCACCATTCAAAACTAGTATTGTAAGAGATTATAGGGAAGGCTTTAGTTTTTTTAATACTGATTTAGCAACAAATGAAACTATATTCTCGGCAGTATCTTTGCTTGGTAACACAATAGGAAGTTTACCATTAAAGCTATATAGGAGTTATGAAGTTGTAAAACCAGATGAACATGAGTTGGCTAGAATGATAGAATATAATTCATATTCATATATGACACCATTTACCTGGGTTAGATGTATGGAAACTATAAAAGATGTGAACGGTAATTCTTATGCAATAAAAGAGTATGATTACATGTATCAACCTGTAAAAATGCATATTTTAAATTCTAGTTTTGTAACACCAGTGATAGAAAAAGATACAAAGGAGCTTTGGTATGAAATCAGAGATGACAATGGTTTAAATTATGTACACAATTCTCATATAATACATTTTAGTCATGTTTCTATGGATGGACACAAAGGCATTAATCCCCTAAATGTTCTTAGAAACACTATTGATTATGATAGAGAAATAAAAGAATTTAGTTTAAGCCAGATGAAAAATGGGCTAAAAGCTAACTTAGTTATTAAATTGGGGGCTAAGTTGAATAAAGAGTCTATGGATGAATATACAGAAATGTTAGGGAAGTTTCAAAAGAATGGGATATTATTTGTAGACCAAGGGAAAGAATTTCAAGAGTTGAAAAATAGTAGTTTTATAGACCCTAAGGTCTTTGATGTGGAAAATATAACTATTGCTAGAGTAGCTAGAGTTTATAATATACCTTTGCATAAATTGTTAGCAGAAAAACAAAGTTACTCTAGTTCTGAACAGGCTGATTTAGAGTATATTAAAGACACTATTTTACCTTTAGCAAGGCAATATGAACAGGAATTAAATAAAAAATTATTAACTGAAACACAAAGAAATGAAGGATACTCCTTTAGATTCAATCTGAATGGTTTGGCCAGAGCAGATATGAAAACTAGAGGAGATTTTTATTTCAAGGGCATTAGAAGCGCTTGGTTTACACCTAATGAAATAAGAGCTTTGGAAGAAATGCCACCAATAAAAGGTGGAGATCAATTATTTGTATCAAGGGATTTAGTTCCTATAGATAAGATAGATTTAATGCTGAAGGGAGGTGAAGATAATGGAAATGGAACAAAATAAATTAGGGAATACCCATGAAGTGAGGACCGTAAACATATTAAATTTAGAAACTAGATCAGAAGGTGACAACGGTAATAAGATAGTTGGTTATGCAGCGGTATATGATGAGTTCACAAGATTAACTGATAGATGGGGGGACTATTTCTATGAAAAAATTTCAAGAGATGCTGCAAAGGAATCATTAGAAGATGGCCATGAAATATTTGCTCTTAAAAATCATAATTGGGATATGGTTTTAGGAAGGACAGATGCTAATTTAACCCTTAAAAATGATGAACAAGGCATTTATTTTGAATTAACTCCAAATAATTCTACATTAGCAAATGATTTAAAGGAAGATGTTAAGAGTGGGATTATAAAGCAATGCTCTATAGGATTTAGGATATTAGATCAAGAGTGGGAAGAAAAAGAAGGAGAATATTTTAGAGTAATTAAACAAATTGAATTATTTGAAATTACATTAACTCCTATCCCTGCTTATACAAATACAACAGCGGAGGTTAGGAGTTTAAATTCTTCTCAAAACCAAGACGAAAAAAATAAAATTAATACAAGAACAGCTGATTTAAATGAGCAAGAAGAAAGAAGTATAATCTTAAAAGAAGCTAGAAATCAAATAAATGAAATAGATAATTATTTTAAATTATAGGAGGATTTAACTATGGAATTATGGAAAATGAAACAAAATTTAACGACATTAGGTGCGGAGCTAAGAAGTTTAAATAACGATATTGTAGAAAAAACTGCTAACCCAGCTGTTAAAATTGAAGAAATAAGATCATTAAAACAAAATAAAAGTGATATAGAAGAAAGATTTAATTTACTAAAAGTTGAAATTGATAGGATTGAAACAGAACAGAGAGATAAAATTAAACAACAAAATCCAGTAGGAGTAGCACAAAATAATGAGGAAAGGACCATGGCTGCTAAAGCTGAATTTATTAGAGGAAGTCTGGTTGGAGGATCAATCTCAGATGAAACAAGAAATCTTTTAGGAGCTATAGGTCAATCTGCTAGTACAGGTGGAGAAAAAATATTACCAACTAATATGGCAAAAGATTTAATCCATGAGCCATTTACTAAAAATCCATTAAGAGATATATCTATGTTTACAAATGAAAAAGGATTAGTATTACCTAAAATAGCTTATGAGCTTGATGATGACGACTTTATAAGTGATGAGGAAACCGCTAAAGAGATAAAACTTGATGGAGACCAAGTTGAATTTGGAAGACATAAATTTAAAGTAAAAGCAAGAATTTCTGATACCGTGTTACATGGTACTGATTCAAATTTAGTTCCTTTCGTTGAAAATGCTTTAAATAGTGGATTAGCAGCTAAAGAAAAGAAAGTATCATTTACAATGTCTCCTAAGAGTGGAGAAGAAACATTGACATTTTATAAAGCTGGTGTAAAGGAAGTTACAGGTGCTGACAAATATAAAGCGATTAAAGCAGCACTGGCAGACCTACATGAGGATTATAGGGAGAATGCAAAGATAGTTATGAGATATGCTGATTATTTAGATATAATTGAAACATTGGCTAATGGATCAGCAACACTATATGAAGCTCCACCAGAAAAAGTTTTAGGTAAGCCAACACAATTTTGTGATAGTGCGGTAGATCCTATAGTTGGAGATTTCCAATATTCACATTTCAATTATGATGGCGAGATAGTTTATGATAGCGATAAAGATGTAGATAAAGGTGAATATTTATTTGTATTAACAGGTTGGTTCGATCATAAAATCAAACTAAAATCTGCTTTTAGAATAGCAAAAGTAAAAACAACTACTCCCTAGTGAACCCCCAAAAGAAACAATGGGGGAAGAAAATGCAGAACCCGTAACATATGAAAAAGAAGAATTAGAAACTATGACAGTTGAACAATTAAAGACTATAGCTAAAGAAAAAAATATAACAGGTTATTCTAGTATGAATAAAGCTGACTTAATAACAGCAATATTGGCACCTTAGAGGAGGTGTTATTTTTATGGAATTAAATGAGTTAAAAGAGTATTTAAGGATAGAAGGAGAAGATGAAGATATAACTTTATCTTCTCTTTTATTTGCAGCTAAATCTTATATAAAAAATGGTACTGGATTAGAAGAAGATATGATAAAAAATAATGAAATATTAGAATTATATAAGCTTTGTTTGAAATTGCTTATAAGCCACTGGTATGAAAATAGAGCAATTGAAACTACAGGACCTAACTTCCATAAACTTAGTTTCAGCATGGACTCCATTTTGATTCAGTTGGAAGCTGAATATTTAAAAATTAAAAGGAGTGAGATAGATGGATCCAGGCAAACTTACTAAAAAAATAAAATTCATAATTATGGATGATGGTACAGATGATGATGGATACCCAACAAAGGGAGAAAAAACAATAAGAAAGTGTCATGCAAGCATAAGAGGATTAAGAGGTAGAGAATTTTATAATGCTGCAGCAGTACAAGCAGAAGAAGATAAAGTTTTTAATTGTAGATATTTTAAGGGGCTTGATGCTTCTATGCAAATAAAATACAATAATACGCTTTATAATATTACTTCTATAAATGATTTAAATGAAAGACATGTAGAATATGAAATACATGCAAAGGAAGTGAAAGCTAGTGGCTAGTATGGAATTAGATGGAATGGACAACTTAATTAGAAAAGTAGAAGATATGGGGAAGCTGGAACTAGGATAGAAAATAAAGCATTAAAAAAAGCTGGAGAATTAATTGTGGAAGAAGCTAAAAATAATGTGCCTGTTAAAACTGAAAAACTGAAAAAAGGATTAAAGGTAAGTGGTGTTCGTAAAAAAGGTGGAAATAAATTTGTTTTGGCAGGAATACAAAAAGGAGATAATTCTAAAATATTTTATGGAAAGTTTTTGGAGTTTGGTACAAGTAAAATGAAGGCGAGGCCATTTATGGGGCCTGCTTATGAAAGTAAGAAGAACGAAGCTAAGGAAGTGATAAAAGATGAACTACGAAGAGGATTAGGACTATGAGCATAAATAAATTAATAATAGATGCTTTAAAACCTCTAAACATTCCAGTGAATTTTCAGACTTATAAGGGGAAAGAAGAAACATATATAACTTTCTTCTGTTATAACGAGCAAGGAGAGTGTTTTGCGGATGATACAGAAATTGCTACAGGGCTTTATATGCAAGTAGATATATGGAGCAAAGGGAATGTAGAACAATTAAAAATAGATACTGTAAAATTGCTTAAAAAAGCTGGTTTTATAAAAAGACCAAGTGTACCAGATTTATATGAACCTGATACAGGAATATTCCACAAGTGTTTGAGGTTCTTTTATTATGTAGAAAATAAGGAGGAATAATAATGGCTATCAAGGGATTACATGGGTTTAGATATTGTATTTTAACGAATGACGATGTGGCAGGATTTGAATATGAAACAGAAATTAAAAGATTAATAGGTGCTAGAAGTATAAAAGTAGACAATAAAGTAAATGATGCCAAGCTTTATGGGGATGACCAGCTTTTAGAAACTGCAAGTGCTATCGGATCTATAGATGTAGATATTGATGTGGCAGACCTAACGTTGGAACAACAAGGGGAACTATTAGGATATAAGTATGAAAATGGTGTTCTGACAGAGGATAAAGATTTTAACCCTCCATATATTGCATTTGGGTTTGTAGCACCTAAGAGCAATGGCGGTACAAGAATGGTGTGGTTGTTAAAAGGTAAAATGCAACCTATAAGTGGCGAGGGCAAGACACAAGATGACAAAGTAGAATTCCAAACTCAAAAAGCAAAATTTATATTTATGCCTCGAGTAAATGATGGGAAACATAAACATAAGTCCGATACAGACTTAAAAGGAGCACCAACGGAGGAAGAATTCTTTAGTGTTGACTTCTTAAAAACAGGAAAGAAACCAGTAGAAGCAGGAGCTTAATGCTCTTGCTTATTCGAATTTTAGGAGGTAATAAAATGGATGGTAGAGATATTAAAGAAATGGGAGTACCGATTAAATTAGATAAAGAAAGACATTTTGTGTTTGACTTAAATGCTATGTGTGAATTAGAAGAAAAATTTGAAAGTATAGATGCTGCATTTGAAAAATTATCTAAGAATATAAAAATGAAAGATCTACGTTATACTTTATGGTTGGCATTAAAGTATGAAGATGAGGAAATAACAGAAAAAGAAGCTGGAAGGCTGATGACAATAACGGAGATAGATATAATTTCAAACAAATTAGGCGAAGCTTTACTAGGTTCACTGCCAGAATCGAGCCAAGATGAAAAAAACATATAAGCCAGTCTGAGGATAAAAAATTACCTTGGACATGGCTTTTTTATATTGCAAAGGTTCAACTAGGATTTTCTGAGAGAGAATTTTGGAAACTTACATTAAGAAAATTATTATTAGTTTGGGAGGAACATTGTAAATTTAATGGCTGGACTAATGAAGAAAAAAAAGAAAATGATGTTTATATAGACCAATGTAGCTGGTTATAAGAGCTTAGGAGACTAGGCTCTTTTTATTTTACATAGAAAGGAGGTATGTATATGGCAGAGGATGTAGGCAGTTTAGTAGTACGTGTTGCTATGGATAATTCTAATTTTCAACAAGGCATACAGAATTTGAATAGATCTATGAAAGTGATTCAAAGTGAATTTAAAAATGCAACCGCAGGGTTAAAGGATCATGGACAAGGCTTAGATGGGCTTAAATCTAAGCAAGAAATGCTTGGTAAATCCATAGATGTACAAAGTAAAATAGTACAACAATATAAAGATAAACTAAAAGAAAGCAAAGATACTTTAAGTAAAAATGCAGAAGCACAAGAAAAGCTAAAAAGTAAGGTGCAAGCATCTAAGGATGCATACGAAAATAGTAAAAAAACTTTAGGAGAAAACGCCCAGGAAACTAAAAAGCTTAAAAGTGAATATGAACAATTAAGCTCTGAATATTCTAAGAATGAAGAAAAACTTAGAAATAATGTTAGGTCAATAGATAACTGGACTAATAAAACTAATAATGCTGAAGCCAAATTAAAGAACCTTAAGAATGAGCTATCTAATACCAGTAAAGAAATAGATAAACAAGAAAATTCATGGAATAAAATTTCAAAAAAACTCGATTCTGCAGGGAATAAGTTTAAAACTGCAGGAAAGAAAATGGAATCTGTAGGTAAGGGTATAACTACAAAAGTATCGGCACCTTTAGCTGGACTAGGAGCAATAGCAGTAAAGACGACAGCTGACTATGATGACAGCATGAGCCAATTAAAAGCTATAACCAATTCTAGTACAGAAGATATGAAAAAGATGAGTGACCAAGCTAAGGATCTGGGTGTAAAAACTAGGTATAGTGCTAAAGAGGCATCAGATAGTATGGTTATGCTAGGACAAGCCGGTTATAGAACAACAGAAATCATGAATACTATGCCCGCGGTTCTTAATTTAGCACAAGCAGGAGCAATAGATTTAACACAGAGTACGGATGTATTAGTGTCCAGTATGTCACAGTTTGGTATAGAGACTAAAAATGCAAGCCATGTTGCCGATGTACTTTCGCTAGGTGCTAACAAAGCAAACTTGGGAGTAAATGATATGGCTGAAGCACTAAAATATGCTGGTAGTATGGCAAATACCGCAGGATGGAGTATTGAAGAAACTGCAAGTGCTATAGGTCTTATGTCTAATTACGGAATTAAAGGTAGTCAAGCAGGAACTGCATTGAGAGGTGCTATTTCCAGATTAGTTAAACCTTCAGAGGCTTCAGCAGAGAAAATGGAAGCGCTAGGAATTAAGGTATTTGATAATAACGGTAAAATGAAAGCCTTAGGCGAAGTTATAGATGAGGTTAAAAAGGGAACCTCTGGATTAACAGAAGAACAAAAAATGAATACGCTTGTAACTATATTTGGTCAAGAAGCTATAGCAGGGATTAACGCTCTTATGACTGAGGGCGGAGATAGTGTAAGAAAGTATGCAGATGAATTAAAAAAGGCTGATGGTAGTGCAGAAAAGGCAGCTCAAACAATGGAAGATAATATGGGTGGTGCTTTTAGAAGTTTAAAATCTGCAATGGAAGGTGCAGCAATAAGTATTGGTAGTGCAGCAGCCCCAGCAATAAGAGAAATTACAGATAAAATAACAGAATTAACACGAAAATTCTCAGCATTAAGTCCAGAAACACAAAAAAATATTGTTAAATTTGGAGCATTTGCAATTGCTACTGGCCCTGTTATAGCAGGAATAGGAAAATTAGCGAATGGATTTGGAAGTATTTTAAGTGTTGGAAGTAAAGTAACTGGAATAATAGGTAAGATAACACTTGCTACAAAAGGAGTAGAAGCAGCAACTACAACAGCAAGTGTAGCTACAGGACTAGCTGGCAAAGGTATTACTGGAATGGGATTAGCTGTAAAAGCAGGAACATTACTTCTCAATCCTTGGGTATTAGGAATTGGTGCTGCAACAGTTGCTGGAGTAGCATTATATAAACATCTACAAAAAGATGCAGTACCAAGTATAGATTTGTTTGCAAATAAAACCGAGCAAACAGCACAAAGGGTTAAAGCTGCAAATGGGCAAATGGTAACTGTTTATGAACAAACTACTACTAAAATTTCAGAGGGAACTAAAAAAGCAGTTGGAGCCTACATGGATCTAGATAAAAAAGCAAGCAGTTCTATGTTAAATTTAGTAACAAATTCTGATAAATTTACTAAACAAACCAAAGACAAAGTGTTGAAAAATTTTACTGATATGAGTAAGAAATCTAGTAAAATTTCAAATGAGCAAAAAAACACTATGACAACTAATTTTAAAAAATTGGTTAGTGATACAGGAGTATTAACCAAGAAAAATAAGGATGAAATAATAAAACAATATACTGCTATGGTAAATGGAACTAAAGGACTTACCAAAAAGCAGAAGGATCAAACTATAAAAGATTTTGTAGATACTTTAAACAAAAGTACTGCAATTACCAAACAGCAATCAGATGATTTACAAAAAATATATAAAGATATGGGAGATAAAATTAAAGTTGGCTTAGATAAAAAGAAAACAGATGAATTAAAAAGCCAACAAGAATTTTTTAGCAGAAGTAACGTACTAACTACAACCGAGGAAGCTAAAATATTGCAAACAACCGCAACTAGTTGGGAAAACAAGAAAAAAACAATAGATGGATATCAAAAACAAATTGATTCTATTATTCAAAACGCAGTTAATAATCATAAACAAATTACAAATGAAGAAGCTAAGACAATAGATGAATTACAAAAAAAGATGAAAGAAAATGCAGTAAAAACATTAAGTGAATCCGAAGTAGAACAAAAGGTAATAATGGAAAGGCTAAAATCTTATTCGGGAAGGATAACAACAGAACAGGCAAGCGAGGTTATAAAAAATGCTGAAAATCAAAGAAAAAGTACTATAGATAAGGCTAATCAGCAATATGACGGTGCTATAAGAAATATAATTAAACTGCGGGATGAAAGTAAGCTTATCTCAAAAGATAAGGCAGATAAAATGATTAAAGAAGCAGAAAGAGAAAGAAAAGAAACTATTTCTAAGGCTGATGATCAAAAAAAGCAAGTTGTAAATAAAATTAAAAATATGAATAGTGATATTACTAATTCTGTTGACACAAGCACGGGAAAAATATTATCAAAATGGGATAAACTAAAGGATTGGTGGGCTAAGTGGCAGCCAGATTCTAAACAATTTAGTTACACACTAAGAGGTATAGAAAGAGAAGCTGTTCAGAAAAAAGAAGGTGGCAAAGAATATGCAACTGGTACAACTAATGCTGCTCGTGGCTGGAACTTAGTCGGGGAAGAAGGTCCCGAATTGCTTTGGTTTGATGGTGGAGAAACAGTTCTAAATAACAGAGATACTATGGACTTGTTTAATAAACTAGATAATAAGATGGGATATAACACAGCTAAAGCGTGGGGGCTTAACTTGTCGCAAGGCTTCGCTGATGGTATTAATAGTAGTAGAAAATTAGTACATGACTCTATATTAGAAACAGCAAATGGAATAAATTTAAAAACAAGAAAAGCACTTGGAATAAATTCACCTTCTAGGGTTATGCAAGAATTAGGCAAATATACATCACAAGGATTAGCACTAGGTATATTAGAAGATATGGATAAAGTAGAAAGCGCAGCTAATCTGGCAGCACAAGTTATAAAGGATGTTACAGAAAATAAGCTAGACGATATACAAGTAAAGGTAAATACAAATGATAAAGAAATAAAAGATAGAGTGGCAAGGCAGCTGAATTGGGGTGTTTATAATAAAGATGAATACCAGAAATATTTAAACTTTGTAGATAAACTCAATAAAGAAGAAGTAGAAAAGTCAAAGGAATTTTTAAAAGAAGATTACGAAAATAGGGTAAAAAATGTAGAGGATAGATTAAGAGTACTTAAAAATGAAAATAGCATAGAGCTACAAACGGAACGAGCTAGAGTAGATCAAGAAATAGCTCATTATCAAAATCTACAAAGGAATACTAAAGATAAAAACGCTAAAAAGAATTATGCTAATCAAATAGCAAGCTTAAGACAATACCAAAAACAAGTCTTAAACACTACTAAAGCTAATCAGAAAGCACAGGTAGATAGCCTTGAGCGTTCTAAGCGAGCATTAAAAGAATACTATGATGATGGAATTAAATTATTAGACAAGAGAGAAAAAGAAGTTAAAAAGTCATTGAAAATTGAAGAAAATGCATTTAAAGATTTAATGATTACTTATGATACAGCAATTAAATCTTTAAAAGTTAAAACAGGAGATCTAGTAAAAGATTTGAAAAATCAAGAGGCTATAGTTGTAGTACAGACTAAAAAAGTAGAAGACTTAAGAAAGCGTTATGAGGATTTAGCTTATACTTTGGGAATCGCAGCAGAAGAAACAGTAAAGGCTAGGGAAGAATTTGAAAATGCTAGAGTAGAATTAGAAAATATGGCTAATGCAGTAAAGGATGCAGCTAAGAACTTGTCAGATTATATAGATAAGTTTAAGCAGGATATCGCTAATGCATTAAAAGAAAGATATGAAGATGAACTAAAACTACAAGAGGAATCTATAAATAGTCAAATTCAAAATTTGGAAAAGTGGAAAGATGAAAGTATAAAAAGAATAGATGATGTATATGACGCTAAAATCAAGGCTATAGAAGAACAGCTAGAGGAAGAAGACAAAGCTGATAAAGATGCAGAAGAAATGAAGAAAATTAATAGCCTTAAGTCTGCTATTGATTTTGAACACAATGAGTTTAATAAAGCAGAAATGCAGCAAGAGCTTAATAATCTTCTTAAAGAAAGAGAGAAAAGATTACACAGAGAACAGTTAGAAGAACAGAAGAAAAAGCTAGAAAAAGAAAAAGAAGATAAGTTACAAAATATTAATTCTATATATGAAAGTAATAAGAAAAGCTTAGAAAAACAACTTGAAGATTATAGAGCTTTTTGTGAAAAAAGAACACAGGATGCAGTTCTGCAAGCGCAAGCTGAAAAAATGATTATGGATAATAACCAAAAGGAAATAGTAGAGCTATTGCACAGTTATAGTAAAGAATATGAGTACGCTGGGCAAACACTAGGACAAAAACTAGTTGATGGATTTAGTCCCAAAATTCAAGAAATTAAGGATATGATAGCAAGTATAACTGCTGAAATAAATGGAGCAAGGCAAAATGCTTTAGATTTAAGTAGAAGTGTTAGCAGCGTTACTACAAATAGCAGTGTAACTAATAATAGAAATAATACATTTAATGTATATGCCTCTAGCAATAATGGAGGTAGTAGAAGTATAGAAAGTGAACTAAGGAGTTTAGCTTTTTCTATGGCATAAGGAGGGAGGATTAGAGTTGCAAAAATTAATATATAGAAATTCTAAAGGACAAGAAGTAACTTTAAGTAACTCTCGTCCTTTTGTTTTGGAAAAAATAGAAAATGTAGCTAATACAGCAACTAGTATAAATACATCTATAAGTGCTGGACAAGATGGAGTTAGTATAGATAATATATCTATTAAAGAAAAATTATTACCTATAACAGGAGGAATAGTAGGTAATAATTTTGAGGATATAGATAGGAAAAGAGAATATTTAACAAGTGTATTTAACCCTAAGTTTAATGGGGAACTTGTTTACACAAATAATGCAACAAGTAGAAAAATTAAAGGAAGAGTCCAGGACATAACTTTTCAAGACAAGGTTGGATCTATTCAAAAATTCTTAGTACAAATTTTAGTTCCTAATCCATTTTGGGAAGATATCTACACTAAAAAAGAAGAAGTGGCCTTATGGGTTGGAGATTTTGAATTCCCTTTAGAAATTCCATCAGAAGGTATAGAAATGGGACATAGAGTTAGCAATTTAATTGTTAATATAAATAATACTGGAGCCGTTCCTTGCGGAATGAGAATACAATTTAAAGCACTTGCTACAGTAGTAAATCCTTCATTGTTTAATGTTAATACTAGAGAATTTATAAAAATTAATAGAACACTTAGTGCTGGGGATGTTTTAGAAGTTACTACGGAGTTTAGTAACAAAAGAATAGAACTTGTAAAAAATAATGGAGTTACGCAGAATGTCTTCAATTGGATTGATTTAGATTCGGAGTTCTTACAGCTAGAGGTAGGAGATAACTTGTTTAGATATGATGCGGAAAGTGGTATAGATAATTTAGAGGTAGCAATTTATCATACTTCGCTGTATTTGGGGGTGTAGATTATTAAGACAGCTAAAATATTAGATAAGGATATAAATCTATTAGGTGTTATAGACAATTATGAAAGCTTTTCTATAACTAGAAGATTCTTTGAATGTGGAGAATTTGAATTTAAAATTAATTCTAATAAACTTCATACGGATAAATTAGTAAAAAATAACTTGATTCTCTTAGGAAAAGATTATAACAAGGTGGGATTAATATTACACCGGGAGTTTGTTTATGGAGAAGGGGGACAGGAAACAGAGACACTTTTAATAAAAGGTGTAATGCTCCAAGGACTAGCTAAAAGAAGAATTATAATACATGATACAGGACAAGAATTTGATAGTTGTATTGGTAACCAGGAAACTATAATGAAATATTTTGTAAATAGGAACTGTGTTAATCCAACAGACTTGAATAGAAGAATAGATAATTTGATTGTGGCAGTAGATAAAAAACGTGGTGAAAATGATAGGTGGAGAGGGGCTTATGAAAGCTTAGACGAAAAGTTAAAAGAAATAGGTGAATATAGCAAGCTTGGTTGGAACATTGTACTAGATCATAAGCAAAAGAAATTTATATTTGATGTAATGCAAGGGAAAAACTTAACAGTTAATCAAAACACTAACCCTCCAGTTATTTTTCGTTCTGATTTTAATAACATAAAGACTAGACATTATACAGAAAGCATTATTAATAGTAGAAATTCCCTTTACATTGGAAGTAAAGAAAAGTTAGTTTTAAACCTTGGTGATATAACTGGATTTGAAAGAATGGAAACATTTTTAGATAGTACATCAGAAGAAGTAGAGGATATAAAAAAAGAAGGTTTAGTTAAGCTTGAAGAGATTAAGGAACTAAAAACATTTGAATTAGAAATTAATCCAAATAGTACATTTGTGTATGAAAAAGACTATGATTTAGGGGATATAGTTACTATCCAGGATAAGAAATTAAAAGTAACTATGGATAGTAGAATTGTAGAAATACAGGAAGTCTACGGTAATGATGGTATGAAACTTAAAGCTACTTTTGGTACAAGAATACCAAGCTTACTGGCTGTGTTAAAAAGGATGGTGAAATAATGGAAAAGAGCTTTGTTTTCAATAGTGTAAATGGGGATAGGAGATATAAAGCAGAAGATTTTAGAGAATACTTTGCAAGCTTTATTGGGAATGGTGTATTTCCTAATCCGTCAACTAATTTACAGGTCATTGCTAACAGCAATATGACAATTACAATTAAACAAGGTAAGGCATGGCTAAATGGTGCTATATATATTAATACAGATGATTATATATTAAATATAGACGTAGCAGATGGAGTGCTTAATAGAATAGATAGAGTTGTATTAAGAATGGATACAGCTGAAAGAAAAATATATTCTTATGTAAAAAAAGGACAATTTGCAAGTTCACCAGTAGCACCGACTTTACAAAGAGATGCCGATGCATATGAATTAGCATTAGCAGATGTGGCTGTTAATAAAGGTGCTATTAGTATTACACAGGCTAATATAACAGATCTAAGACTTGATAAAAACTTATGCGGCATAGTGCATGGAACTGTAGATCAAATAGATGTTACAACTCTATTTAATCAATACAGTACAAGGTTTAAAATAAAATCAGAAGAATTTGAAAAAGAATTTGAAGATTGGCTTAAAACTTTAAAGGATGTTTTAGGGGAGGATACAGCAGGTAATCTATTAAACTTAATAACTAAAAATACTGAAAGTATAAATAATATTAAGTCGGATTTGGCTGATATTACGACAGATACTAAAAGGTTAACTAATGCTAAAGATATAACAGGCGCAATTAATGAACTTTTTACAAATGCCAATAATGGTAAAAAATTAATATCTGACGTTGTCGGAAACCCATTATTGGCTACTGATACCTTCCAACAACAGAATGATAAGATACAAAGTCTTAAGAATGCTCTTGTTAGTAATCTAAATGTCAAAGGACAAGTGAGCAGTAATGCTGAAAGCTTAAAGAGTTTAATAGATAAGGTATTAAATATCAATACAGGTAGGAAATCTGCAAGTGGTAAGCAAGACCAGAAGAATCTTATAAATGGTATAATTTTAGAGGTTAGTGACTTGGATTTCAAACCTTCAATAATTTTTCTATATGTTAGCAGTCATCTTTCTTATAATATTGCTTATTCAAACTCATCAGTGGGCTTTAAATACTGTTATTCCAGTGGGATTAGTTCAAACTATACCTACGCAGAATTCCCACTTTTCATTAAGTCTGATGGCTTTAGGTATGAAAATTTTGATACTAACTTTTGGGATATTCGTTGGTTAGCAATAGAATAGGAGGAGAAATATGCAGAGAGGAAGCTTAATAATTTATGACAATACGGGTAAAATATTTTTTAATACGGGTGATGCAGAAGGTGATGTACTTCCACACACATTACCGGATGGTTTACCTTATATAATTACAAAATTCGGGGAGTTAAATGGGAAAATCGCAAAAGGCATAGATGTAACAGTTACACCACATAAATTAATAACAGAAGATATTCCACATATAGAAACAGAAGAAGAAAAATTAAAAAAAGAATTGCTAAAAGCACAATCAGAAGTAGTTGATTTAAAATATAAAGAAGTGTTAAATAATATAAAATAGAAAGGAAATGATATTATGATACTATATGATTTATTAAAAAATTTAATCAATAACAATTACTATGAAAAAGAGGACATGAATAATAAACTAAATGTATTTTATACTTTTAACCAGATTAATTTAGAACAGTATAGTGAATTAATGGCTACAGTTAATCCAGGTGCAAAAGAATATACTACAGAAAAAGTTGTTACACAATAGATAATTAAGGCGACACAATATAAAAAGTGACATATTTTATTTTAATTTTAAAGGATTTTCCATATTTGTAGCGAATTATGGAATTTAAAAGGGGGAATAATCGAATATGGAAAATCATTTATACAGTATTAAACTTCAAAAAGAATCTCTCGGTGCAGACAGTAAACAATTAAAAGATATGAAATATTTTCTTAATGAAGATAAAGATCTAGATAAAAAAATCCGAGATAAATTTCCTATTAGTTTTTTTGGTGATCCTAAAGATTTTCTTAGGATAAAAGGTTCTAAAACATTAATTAAAGCGTATGAAGAACTTGATGATGAAAAGTATGATTTTAATGAAACACTAGGTAATATTGAATATATTGGAGTTCATCATAATAACGAACTTATTTTCAATTTCCCAACTCAAGAAATTAAAGCAATTAGTATATATAATTTTAAAAATGAATTTCTAAGAGAATTTTCAATTGAAAAATATGCAGATTTTTGCATAAAAAATGATTACAATGATTTAGTTAAAGAGAATCTTGATGATCTTTTTAAAAAATTTGAATCTAAGGAAAGGCAATATAGGTTGTTAAGGGACAGAGAAGATAAGTGGCGTATTAGAGGGTTCACTTCATCTCGATATAATAATTATGATAATAGTATTGCAGTATACCTTTCTTTACTTTCTTTACACAAATATGCACAAACTAAAGATATAGTTTATAATATTGATAAAGCATATTTAAGTGATTCATCTATTTATATATTGTTTGAACAAGAAGAACCGATTAAAGTTAAAGATGTAGGAGATATATATTTAGGAATAGCAGTTTCTAATGGAGAAATTAGAAATAGAACATTTAAATTTGATATAAGATATAAAGTTATAAATACTGATAAAAATGTTAAATTTTCTGCAATACTTAATAATTCTATCTTTAGCATAGTGCATAGTATGGGTGTTTTAAAGGTTGAAGAATGCTTAAATAATTTGACCAAATTAGATGAACATACAGATGGTATAATTAAGTTTATTTCTGATCTTAATTATATGGAACCTTTATCTAATGATGCAACATATATGTTAATGAACAATTTAATTGAACGTATAACATCATGTAGTGATATTTCAAAGAAAACAAAAGATAGTTACAAACAAGGTGAATTCAATAAGATTGTTGATAACACATTAACGCTAATTGAATTTTTAGATAAGGCTAATAGTATACAAACAGATATAGATGAAAGAATTTTTATAGAACGTATCCTTCAACAAGTTATGGAAGATTATGTTAATAAACGCAAATAGATTTCTATTTAATTCATGTAAATGAAATGGAAGGAGAAATTAGAATGGATAATAATTTAATAATAAAAGCTATGGAAATCGCAAAGGAGAATCGTGATAGCTTTTGTGTAACTTTATTACAGCAAAAACTTAAAGTGGGCAGTATTACATGTGCAAAATTAATTGATGTGCTAGAAAACAAAAGGATAATAGCAACATATAATCCAAATGAAAATGCAAGAAAAGTATTAATATAA